TTTTAGCTCTTTTTTACACAACACTAATTGACGCTCTCGTCGCTTTAGCTTTATTGAAACACGCTTAAGCTTGTCCTCCATGGCTTCTAACTCATCAAGCACCGAATTGTGTTCTTCTTTGTCTATAGCAACCACTTCATTAGTCTTATATTTTACCCAAGTAACACCCTCTGTTACTTTTTGTGCTATCCCTAGCATAACATATCTACTCCTATTATGTGTTTACTTGTTATTAACTAAATAATGCTCAATTTTATACTGTCCTCTAGCCCTTATGTTAGCGACAGTTGATTCGGCTGTTACGCCGATTAAATCAGCCACTACTTTTGCGTGCAGGCAATCAATATGTGTGTAATTTAGTACTTTTCTTTCTGTGTCTTTCATATATACACTATCTATTAGTTGTTTTATTTCCTGCTTTGTATGTGTTTTTAAAAACTCACTAAAAAGCGGACATTTTTTCATATAACCTCCTAGGCAACTCTTAGCCAAATACGCACGGTATAATTTTCAGGCATAACATCCTCTTTCATTGCATTGCTTTCAAGGTCAAAAAAAGACCTAAGGCCATACAATGCATTAGACTTAGCAGCGTCGAATTGAAGTACATTAACTGATGACCCTTGATCGAATCCAGCACTAACAGTAGAATGCATTTCACCCGTTATCAGCCTTGTTGTAAACAACGCACCAGACCCAGAATTATAATTCATAAATCGCAATCCATCGTTAGTAGTTCCATCAGCATAAAAATCCATCATACCTCTAATGCTGGGCATACTTGTAGATTGCTTTCCCGAACCAAAAGGACTAGCCCCATTAGTAATACTAACAGCAAAATCATCACGCCTAGGCGGATTTAAACCTTCTGACCTAAAAGTAGCACTATCATAATCTAGTTGTTTCCATTTCGTCCCAGCCCACATCTCCTCTGGTGCTAGTGGTGCTAAGCCGTTCCTATCAGGCGGATATTGTGTATATGTACTTCCCACAGGCGGGGCTAAGTTTTGCACGTGGGTAGTCATGCCCATGCCTTGGTAACTCACATCAAACTCACGCTCTAGGTTTTCGTTATCACTAAACCACAAAAACCCTAAATTTGGGGCGTCTTTGCGAACGCTGTATTCCAAGTTTCCCATGGGTGCATTGTTTTGAACCTCATCAAAAATAGTCCCATCTTCACGCTTAACTTCTACCATAGAAACAGCTGATTCAGTCAAATAAAATCCACATTTATTGCCATGCTGTGGATACATAATAGCCCGCCTTTTTTCTTCTATACGAACGGGCAATGCCATGTTAGTATCAGGGGTGAATCTAGCATCGCTACGGTCAGGAATTTCATACCCCACAAAAGAACTCGTTTTGTCATTTTTATTGCTCATTTTTTCCTCCAAAAGAAATGTTTTAATTATTTTGATACAAAATTCAGCAGTAATCGGTTGTTGCCACGTAAAGATGATATGAAATCAACAAGAGATTGGTCATCTCCCGCCTCACACGTGGCTATTACTGTCATGCCTGAGAGCTCATAGGTAATCTCATCAGGTACTACCTTAGTAAAGGATATTTGGCTTGTTTCACCCGATATAGTCAATAATGTTGCCGTGCCAGCAGTGCTAGTAATGACAATCTTATCAATATTCATGCCTACATCAAACCATTTAAAGGCATAATCATCGGCATCAAACTCACCTGATACGCTGTCATCTAAAGAAACAAAGTCTATAGTGAATGTTCCCCGCCCTACGATGATAACTCTGTCAATAGCCCCTTTATGTTCCAATGTTGCAACACCATCAACAAACACCGCTAAGTTGTTCGTAATATGGCTAACAAGCCTTACATCACCACTCCATCCAGCTAGGCTATTACACAGGCTAATTATAACATTTTTTTCATAATAAGGTATGTAATATTCATCAAAAAGCACTGGTTCGGTTGCTAACAACTTAAATGAACCAGTGTTCTTAGGGCTAGGCGACAACATATTGTGAGCATACTGGTTGTAATCAGTGTTAACATAGCCTGGTATTTCTAGGCGGTCTTTTTTGATACCATATCGTCTAATAGATTCGGCATCTTCTATTGTTTGTTGCAATGTTATGGTCTCACTGGCACGGTCTAAACCAAATATGTCTAACCTGTTCGCAATAGTGTCTAAATTTCTCTCTAATTCTATGTCATACACAAAAGTCTTAACCATACGCCGTGGCGAACGAATAACCATTAGATTGTTTCTAATCTCATAATATGCCCCTAACAGCGACACCATCATGTCTAGCCCTTCTTTCACGGACATTTTATCTGTATCTATAGAACTTATTAACATATCACTCTCTATATCAAAGGTAATAATATTATCTACAGGCCACCAAAATCCCTCTAATTTAGTCATCTGTTTTAGCCATACTGAATACTCTTCTATAGCTTGCAAAAGACTTATATTGGTGCGATAAAATGTTTGATACGGCTTAAAATTAGCCACATCCACCCAAATAGATATCCCAGTCCCTTCCAGTAGATAGTTGTTTAATTTAAACGATGATAGTGTAACGTATCCTACCACGTGATTATTGACTTTAATGCGTATTTTAGCCCCATCTAGAGCAGGGAAAGCCCCTGTGTAGGTAAAACGAAATGTAAGGTCTTGCACGCCCCCTAATGGGGCAGTTTTACAAGTAAATTCAAATATCATGCAAGTGAAAAATGAAGCCGTTAATATCACGGAATCAGTTTTAGGATTAATAAATGTCAGCTCACCTCCTCCTGGCACAATACCAACGATAGGCAGGTCTGCACCCCTATCTAACCCGCCTGAAAAAATATCCATAGAAAATAAATCGCTAGAAGCTAAGTTATCGTAGTTCATCATATTGCTCCGTATAAGGATGTGTTCGTCCAACACGTATCTCTAGCGTGTAACTTTCATACACACCAAACAAGAAGACCTTATATGCATACTTACCATCAGGTACTTGAAAAAATCCATTGCCAGCCTCATCTATAAAGCGTGATAAATCTTGTTTTTCACCGGTATCTTTTGATGCCTCAAATTTTTTCAAATCACCTTGACTTAAGTCAAAATTATCCACTACAACATGGTTAAAACCTGTGCCATAAGTGATTTCTGACGCAGAAAAAGCATAGGCTATAGGTTGCCCCTCTACGCTAACCGCTTGCACTATAATAATAGTTGGTTGCCCAATAACCGTAAGCGTGAAATTAGCTGGACCCACTATTATTTGTGGCTCTGATTCAGTGTATGGCAACAACAATGACTTATCATTTTTATGTTTTAACTTATCATAAGAATCATTTAACAAAAAAGGCTTACTCCAATAGTAAGGGTCTAACAATGTTATTTGATATGACATTTCTGATATATCGTTAGGGGAGTTTTCTAGCAAAACCTCATCTGTAAGGATTGCTTCAGCACGGGCGATATACCCATTTATGCGTATGGCTGTTGCTTGTGTCATAATTCTATCAATAGCATTCATCCTGTCATGCAACAAATCTTTACCATGAAAAAAAAACTTTATATCAAATGATGCTAATGTACGGAATGCCTTGCGTATGCGTAAACTTCCCGCACCATAGGGCGAAGTAACATGCTCTAACTCTGTAGAAAACGTTCTACCGCCAATAGTGCCATATTTTATCTCTTTTTTAAGTTCTATCCAGCCTACTGGGTTCAAAACCTCTATTTTATTGTCCATATTACCCCTTTCCCATTAAAACTCTACCAATCTCTTTATTTACCTGATTAGCAATGCTAACACCACTAACCCCTTGCCCTGCATTTATAGTGAAGTTATTAGTTATGTTGCGCTGATTATTGTTAGTTTGATTGAGCATTCTTTGTGTATCTTGCGCATTAAACACCCTTTCTCCCCCTGATACATTGATTAATTCGGGTCCCCTTTCACCAACCAATGCAAATCCTTGCCGTGGTATAACACCACCCATCTCAAATGCACCCACAAACTTCTTAGACGCTATCAAAGCGGCTTGTGTTGCACCCAAACCAGTAACTATGGCTGTTTGTGCTATTGCCCACACTAGACCAAATATGCCAAGTGGAGCACCGCTTGCCCAAATACCCATAATTGCCTTTCCTGTACTCACCCCAACCTGAGCCAAAGAATTAGCCTTGTCAGCGTTAAATTGCTTTTCAGCTATAGCATCGGCTTTTTTGGCATTTTCTAGCTCTAACGCTGCCCTTTCATTCGCCTGTTGCTCCTCCATGGCTATTGCTTCATCGCCAAGCTCTTTCATCTTAACATCATACTCATATTGAGATATCAAACCCTCTTTATGTTCATTTTCGGCGTCTTTGAACCGCCTGTCTGAGAGCTTTTTCTCATCCTTAAATCTTTTTTCCAATGATTTAACCGCGTCTTCATTAGCTTTTTTCACCGCATCCGCCTGATTTTGGAAAATAAGACCCACAATATCAAAAGTTTGATTCATGTTGTTGACCATATCATCAATAACTTTATCCACAAAGTTTTTTTTATTTTCCTCAGCTTTATTCATTAATCTTTCAAGCTCTGAAACCTGTTTGTCTGTCAAAGATTTAATATTTGAGTTCAGCTCTTCAAATATCTTTTGCTCTTCTTTACTCAACCATTTAGCCATACTTAATACTTTTTGTGCCAAAGCATCAGCGTACTCGAACCGCTCTAAATTGGCTCTGGCTTTATCCATCAATTTTTCAAGCTCATCTACTTGTTTGTCTGTCAAAGAGGTGATATTTGCCATCAATGTGCCAAGTAACTTTTGCTCTTTTTCACTCAGCCATTGGTACAAACGAAGTGCTTCCTCAGCCAAATGCGCCATATTATTCCCTTCGTTGACCGCGCTATTCATACCAGCAACGATACCGTGCCCTATATCTTCACCTGATAGACGTGCCTTCCTCTTAGCTTCTTCACTAGTTGACGTGAGAGCGGCGTAGTTAGCTTCATATGATGACTTCAAAGCATTTGTTGACAGCTTATTAGCCTGTTTAGCAAGCACCTCCATATCTTGTTTAATGACGTCAATCATCAAACCAAAATTGTTTTTTACGATATCGTCTATCCGCTCGCCAGCTTCTTTTGCACCAGCAAAATCACCCTTTAAAAACATAACAAACTGTTCACCTAACACTTTAATTCTCTGAATAGACCCATCCATAGCAACACCAAGCAAACCCATAGAGCTTGTAATAACATTGAGACCTGCACCAAATATCTTTATAATATCAACAATAGCCTGAAGAGATGTAAGAAATATTGCATTAGTAACAATAAGTGTGTCAGTCTTTTTCTCGCTATTACCAAGCTCATTTGAATGTGTTTTAAAAGCATTAACCAAATCTTTTAGTGCCTGATAGATTATTTTCAAAGACCTACTAAAAGTTTCCACGGATACTGCTGCATTGCCCCATAGTCTTTCTAGCCTAGAAACATCATTTGTTACATCACGCAGGGGTTTAGTGAAGTTCATAAACTCCCCAGTCAAGTCAGCAAAAGCGTTCTTGAAAGCCTTGGTGAAAGCACTTATGGGCGCAAACAAGTTAGCATTTATTTGGGTTGTGTTGTCCTTTATTGTGCCACTTAGCCCTTTTGTAGTCAAACTGAGTTTTAAAGCAGCATCATTAAATTGCCCACCCTCTGTGGTCGCTGTCCTAAACGCTTCAGCCACCATATTTGTGGTGATTTTGCCAGCCTCCATGTCCTTTTGTAGGGCATTTAATGATTTACCCGTTGTACGGCTCATTTCAGCAAGAGGATTGAACCCACTCTCAACCATTTGTCGCAACTCTCTTGTTGTTAGCACACCAGATGCCGACACCTTAGAGAAAGCCGTAGAAAGGGCATCAAGCTTACCTGAATCACCCATAGCAATGTTGCCTATAGCCTCTAGACTTACAATAATATTATCTGCTGAAACGCCAAAAGTTGCCATCTTGGTAGCCGACGCCACAAGTTCATCAAAATTATTAGCGGCCGATATGGGTGAATCAGCCAAAGCGTCCATAATTTTCGTGGCATCACCGCCCTCAGCTGTTACAATACGTAATTTGGTAGCCATCTCATCAAGCTCGGCGTTTCTAAGTTCTGCCTTGGCAAGAGCCTTGACAAAAACAGCAACCGCGGCAGCAGCTATGGCTAACCCTCCAGCCACAGGATTTTTCAATATATTTCCTAGAGAACTTAGTGCGGGGGAAGATTTAGTTAATTGACTAACAGACTCTTTTAACTGTGCCGTATAGCCTTTAGATGACTTAGAAGCTGTTTTAAACCCATTTTCTGATTTCTTACCCATCTCTTCGGTTGCTTTAGATACCGATTCTACGGCTTGTCTAACCCCATCAACGGCGTCCTCTGTTTTAGATGCTGTAGAGGCTGTGCCATCAAAAGAGCTTTTAAAAAACTCTCTAAACTGCATAAATTCTTGTTTTGCCGTATCTACATTGATATTTACGTCAATATCTACACTATCAGTTGCCATTTTTCATAACCGCCTTTTTTTGTTCAATAACTTTCTTTGTTAAAGCTACGCTGTCAATTATAACCTCATTATCTTTGCACAGTTTATGCATGTTTTTTAGCTTCATCATTGCTTGTTTATACTCAGGAGAATCGTTTTTTCCTGCTGAATATGATCGGTATTTAACTATATCATCCAGCCCACCAGCCCCCAAAACAATATCGAACAAAGCCAAAAACTTATGCCAATGCAACTCATCGGAATCCAAATCAATGTTAAATTTGTATTTAAACAACGCCCACAATTTTGCATAATCATCCACAATATCGAAAACTTTATCATGTGATTCATTGTTACTTGTTTTTGGTTTATACCCATCTACCCAGTCGCTTAAGGTTTGAAAATCAGCATTAACACCGGTATGTGGGATGTTCAAAAAAATACTAAACATCAAAGCCCCTAAATCATAAGGGGCTTTTTTTTCTACATACACCCACCACTGTAACCCCACACGATGGCTCGTGTTTATGGGCACAGTGCCGATGGACAGCTCTAAAGTGTCTTTAGTTAACATTATTATTCCTTGGTTGTTTGTCCTTGGTCTTCTTGATTGTTTTTTCCGGTAATAGCATTACGAATATCAGTTGCAATGCCGTTAAACAAGTTTTCTATTTTATTTTTTTCTGCGTCAGGGTCTACACCACGCAAACACATAATGCTTTCAGACACCCTTGTTGCTTCGTTCATAAAAATGGCATTAAAATAGGCACAAATAAAGCCTAATTTTGTATAATTGTTTTCATTTAGCCTTAAAAGCTCATCGGCTTCTGATTCACTCAAACACTGTTGCAGGGCATCATAAATGTTAGTGTTTGTAGATTCATCAATAATGCCTTGTGCTGTGTGTTCTAGCTGATGCACAACTAATGTCGTTGATGTTCTAGCTTTATTGCTATCATAGAGCGTGTACTCTCTTTCCTTTCCCTCATTATCATCGATTTTGACGATAAACTCGCTCTTAGGTAAATCTAATTTCATCTAAATAAACTCCTTTCGTGTTACTCTTGACGTTTCAGGCTGGGCAACTGGTGGATGAAACGAAATATCACCATTTGAGTCCATCCATATTTTGTACTCGCTAGGGGTTCTCTTATCACCAGTAGGCTCCCATCTTTCCGTTTCTACATTAACCGTTGCCCACGTTTTATTACTGCTACCTTGCTTGGACATTTCTACGTCTACTGCAATGAGCGAATCAGACCCTATGGCTGGAGGTTTAGGAGTAAAATTCACGCTTACTATTTCAGCCTCATAAGTCCCCACATCTGCCGTGCCATCATCTTTTATTTTAATAAATCTATCCTGAGCCATAACAACAAGCATTTTCGCCTCAATGTTAGACGCACCATTCCACCCTAAACGTGAAAAAGTCTCATTTACTGGGTCATGTGGTGAAAAAATACCTGTAAAAGAATACGTAGTGTTGCTACCAGTATTGATTATATCAGCATCAGACCCATCTAAATGGGGTGCTTCTACGCTTGTAAACTCTGTGGTTTGCCCACTTGTTGCAATTCTTGACGAAATGGTAAAATAAACATCTTCATCACTTAACACCCCTTCTTTTACCACGGGAATAGCCAAGGCAAAAACTATATTACCAGTGCCTATTTCGTTTGTTTTTAAATCTTTTCGTGCTTTACCGCTACTTTTTTCAATCATTTCTAACTTCTCCTATAAAATAATTAGCATTTATTTGCATTCTGAAATCAACTATGTTCTTTGAGTCTTGGGCTGTAGTGCGATGTGGGTCAACAACAGCCTCATATCGCAAACCAGTGAGTAACTCCACATCTATCATACCAAGTTCAACTAAACCATTCATTATACCTCCCATAATCTTAATGGCTCTCTCATGTTCGCTATCATCATTAGTGGTAACCCTATAATCTATCCATATAGGAGATTTTACCATCGATGAACCATCTATAAATTTTGTAACCCGAGACACATTTGGAACAAGGGTTAAATTAATGCTAGATTGTGGTTTTAACCCTAACGTTAAGACGGGCACTTTACACCCTAACTCTTCACACAGCGCAACCACATACGCCTGTGTTATCGACAATATGCTCAAAAATCCTCCCCCTTTATGCTTTGTATAATCAAATATTTAGCTAATTTTACCCATTCATCATTATTCACACCCCTAGAGACCTCGAACCACCTGCTAGTAGCTAAAACATTGCCCGCTGTGCGCATTTTATTCTCACTATAGTACATGATACTAGCATAAGGCATAGTCCATGAAATAACACCATTTTTAACCTTTCCACTATTCATTAGGGCACCACTATCCATAGGCACGAATTCATTTGTATCAAATAGTATCCTTTCGGCCAATAAATCAGCAATTAACCCATCATCAAAACCATCCATAATGCTATCGATATCAGTGTTAACAGTTACAACCATATCACTAACCTCTCTGTGGGTGCCGAATTATTATGGTATTCATATTTTAATATCTTATAATAATCCATCATGTCCGACAACCTAACTGTAGCGGGCAACGAATACCCGCCCACTACAACATAACTCTCATAATCAATATACCAAACAGAATCACCCTTATTGTTCTCATCGAAACCGATCTCATCACCATCAACAAAGGCATTTGACTGCCTCATAAGGGCAACAATTTTCTTAGCTGGCTGTATCCTAGCACCATCAAAATTAATCAAAAAAGTAGAGTGATTAGACATAGACACATTATCCACCAATGTTGCACGAAACAACCCATCATCACACGGATTTAACACATGTATCTTATGTCTACGCACTAAAGAATCCCACCACCAAGCCCCTCTGCAAACAAAGCCCTATCTAAAATAGACTTTGATAATCCGTTAATCAAAACCCCACCCATATTCACCACGTGTGGCGACACTTTATAGTTAAAATCAACGCTGTACTCCTCACCAACCATAGAAGTTGGCGTTATGCCTGATTTGTCCATTGCTTGATACTGGTATGCTCCAGCTACTGTATAAGCCTCATGAAATGCTGATAACTCATCGTTTTTTAGCGATATTGCCCTCTTGTAGTGAGAGGGCGTTAAAGCATTAAACAAATACGTATCAAGCACCTCTAAAGCCATGCTTAATAGACCACTATCGGTCTCATCATCACTCATTATGGTGTATAAGGCATAGCGGTCTTAATTTTAGCCTTAGCACCGCCCACTGAGGGAGCTAAAGAAACATGCACACCATCTTCATACCCCTTAATAATCCCCGCATCATGAAGCATCATTATATGCATGGCATAAGCATTAAGGCTTCTAGCAGTAACCATCTCCCTATAACCAGCTAACACTGTTTCCTGTAAAGCAGTCCAATACCACGCCACTTCATCGGCTAAAACCATGAAATTAACCTCCTGTGAACCAGCTCCCCAAGTAAAACCACCATCATCGTCATTCAACAATACAATTTCGCTAGCAAAACGCGATGATGGGACGGCGATTATCCTGTGTTCCATCAGCCTCTTTACCCTAAAATCAGCACTAATCGCTTCTCCGTTCCAATTCAAGCTACCAGTAAGTCTTGGGTCTTTAGCCAGTAACCACTGTGCTTTGGTGTTTATAAATATGGTTTTTTCAGACATAACACCGTTGTTTTCCATATTCATTACAGCTTCTATAATTAAATCAAGAATGTTGTCAGAAGTTACCACCTCTTCTTTGCTTTTCCCAAATGCCTTAGCCTTGTCAGCCCATTTAGAAAATCTAATAGCATCAATCTCTGGCACAGCATGGTTTCTCAAAAAGCCACCTGATACCTCAGTCATCATATCTATTAAACCCTGCTGGTCGGCTTCAGTTTTATCAATTGTTATGGTTGCAGAACGATAAACATCTAACGTATAAGCTTCTCTTGTGATATCAGCGTTAACCGACCCTATCCCATTTTTTTTATCATAGTTAAGAAAACCACCCGTAGTAATGGTAGGCACAAATACTTGGCGAACATTACCAGAAAGAGCCTTAACTAACTGGTTAGATTTATATAACGATGATATAGGAAGGGCTTCATAACCCTTGACTATAGCCTGTGCAAAAGCATCCTCAAAGGATGACAGCAAACTTACTTCACTCATAAAAAACCTCTTTTTTTATTTTTTTCAAATCAATCATGCTTAATACCAGCTTTTGCCATGATTTTCGCAGCAAGTTCGTCTGTCCTACTTAGCGGTGGCTCTTTGCTCACAGGTGGCTGTGTAGCACCTATAAACGGTTTTTCGCCATTAAACAAGTATGCCCTAGACGATTTCAACCCATCAATCTGGTCTATTAAGCCTTCTATTGAGCCATCATCAAGAACCTTGACGCGACTCATGTCTATTAACCTATCAAAAAGCTCCACATCACGTGCCCCAGCCTGCTCTAAGGCTAGCCTCTTGATGTTATTTAAACCCTTGGTTTCATTGGCTTCCATTTGCTTTTGCAACTCTTTGATTTGCTTTTTAAGCTCATCTGCTGACGCAACACTGGTTGACAGTTCGTTAATTTTATCTTCTAACTCACTTTTTTGCTTCGATAAAGACTCTTTTTCTTTAACCAAAGCATCATATTTACCCTTACTAACATGTTTCCCTTCATTAAGGTCAACTAGTTTTGGCTTTTTTTTGTCAACTTCATCATTTGTTTCGACCACATCGGTCGCCTCAATAGTCTTACTTACGTCAAATTCATCAACTGCTTCACTCTGTTCGTCCATAGAAACCTCTCTTTGTGTTTTAAGACCCACATGGTCGATTATTCAGCATTTAAAGGTCTGCCTAAGACCATGTAAATTATACCATAATTTGTATTAGTAGTCAAGATTTGTCTTTAAGGGATAAAATAACCTTTTTTGCCTCTGCAACAAGCGTCTCATTGCCATCTTTTTCTAGACCATATTTTTCAAGCAATAAAGCGTATTTTAACACCTTTTTTCTTTTGTTTTTTTGCCCAGATAAAACCATCAAACCTTTTAAAGCCAAAGGGTAATTAGGGCAAAATTTAATGGATTTCTTAAAAAACCGCTCAGCCTTTCTGAAGTTACCCAGCTGTTGCCAACACAACCCAGTATCATACATGATAGCTGGACTATATGGCTCTAGAAGATTTGCAAAACAGGCATATCTTATACCCCATTCATACTCTTGTCTGTCGATAGCTTCCTGTAGATATTCATTGAAAATATTCATAAATCACATCCTTTATGCTAATTTATCGCTACATATTAACACTCTGTTGACACTAACAAGGGATTAAAAACCATGCATTTCATGCGGGATAACACTTTCCCCGCACCACAAAGGCGTTGTCTATAATCTAGGTCTTAGCCCGTTACTATATGCAAACCTATAAGATTCACTCACCGCCTCTGATTGTCTCCTCAATAAATCACCATCAACTGCCCCTACTTTTGACAGTATATCCTTTTTTTGGGTTAATTCTCTTGCCCTTCTCTCCAGTCTCCTTAGCTCTTGTGTTGCTTCATATGCCTTATGGTCAACGGAATCAGGGCTAGGCGGTTCATTAATATCCTCAAAGAATGGTGCTTTCCTATGCCTGCAGTTTACGCCCCCAAAACCATCGGCATAACCCTCACCGCAAACAGAAAACGGTCGATACCCATGCACTGGGGTGTGCAACCAAAAGACCTCACCTTGCCAGTCAGCGTGGTCAGGGCGTGAATTAGCGTGCGATGACACCTCCACAAGGTTAACACTGCTCCTATTGATAACATCGTTAGTCCTTGCTATCGCAATATTTTTGACCTCATTACGCAGTTCAAGAGTCATGCGGGCATCAGCCGACCAAAATGACACAGCACCATCCGCTCTACGCACCGGAACAACCCACGGCGTATCAGCCACCTTGATAATAGCTTTGGTAATAACCTCATCTGTAGTAATTGCCCCGCTACTCAATTTTTTACTGTTTTTTGACACATTAGCAACGATATCAGCAACCTTATTAGCAAGCATAACCGTCTGTATTTGTTTTGCACGCTTTATAACCCGCTGTTTGCCCACAATATTATCTCTCAGTGATGGTATACCACCAATACTACCTACAGCATAGGCTGATTCTAACCGCTGAATCACGATAGAAGTCTCAAAATTAACCGAATCGTCGATAAATTTGCTCACACGCCCAGTTAGCACGCCCACATTATTAAACGTCGCTAGTACCTCCTTTAGCGTGGATTGCACAAGTTTGCGGTTAGCTAGTTGCGATGGGGTCATGCGTCTTAGTGCGTCAATAGCCTGTGATAAAAACATGTTTTGCAACCTCATTAAATGGGTGTCAACACTATCTAACTGATTAGTAATATAAAAATCATCATTTAGCACTAACTATAACCCTCTAAAACCATCCCTTGGTCTTCCCTGATTTCATCAAGATAGCTGTCAACCTCCTTGTTCGTAGCTAACCCATGTTTGACCACAAAAGACCGCTTACTCATCAATCCGTTGCGTACAAGGTCAACATCTAGCTTCATATCCTCTACGCTGTCAGTAAAAATTGAGTCATCAAAACGAATCTTAACACTCAATCCATTGTTAGAATCACGCAAGTATTTTAGCGTTATAAATTCATTTTTAATGGCATAATCAAAATAAATAACGGCATCTATTATACCACAAATAAATGACTCAGCTTTAAGCCTATGCTTTGAAATTTCTCTTGTTTGGTCGGCACTAGACACCTTCATGGCTGTAGCTGTTGTTTGAGCTCCTCTTGAAAATGAGTATTTTTCCGACCCTAGACCCACTTGTTGCCCTAAAATGGCTAAATATTTCTCTAAAGTTGCTACCTGTGTGTCAAACTGGAGGGATGGGTTAAACTCTTTGAATATCTGTGCATCATCCGAAGCTACTCCAAAGGATGTCATTAATTGTCTAGCCTTCACATCTATGGCTGTATTCAGATAAGGGTCTCCCTCACCATGCACCATCATAGCTGATTTAGTCATCAAAACCTTAAGGCCTCCCACTTCTATGTCGCCACACATCATGTTAAACAGCGAATCAATCACGCCTAAAATCCCCTCACGCCCACTCAAAATTGACACACCATATGCCATATGCTCATACTGTGTATTATTGCCTTTATTAGGGGTAAATATCGCAAATAACGGTATATCGCTCCTTGTTTCATAAACAGTTTGCTCAATTGGCTGGCTATTATTATCAAAACTTGTGTTAGTAATCACATAATGACCATCTTCATTAAGCCTATGTGTGGTGAAATAATTAATTTTTTTACCATACCTAACATCATTAGTGAGTATTAAACACTCTGTAACACGTCCATCAACCCACGAAAGTGGATAAAATGACTCTATAGGGACAAAATCTGTCTTAATGCTCCCGCTAGATGTTGTTCTAACTACGGCAACACATGTCCCAGTTGCAAAACCAAGCTCTATAGCCGACGCTGCCCTAGACCAAAAGTCATTGTCCCCAAAAACACCGTCATTGCCATCATTATCATTGCCGACCAATAACTCTTTTACAACATTGTTTTCTGCAAGTATCGCCGTTTTATTGTTGATTACAAACCCGCCCCAATCCTCGCACACCCTTTGTGCATAACCAAGTGTTCTAGACCTAACATCATATCTCCTATCGCTCTTATCAGCCTGCACGTTTACAGAGTGTACAGCGGGCACATAACCTTTATACCACTGACCCCATGTATTAATTAAAGCCCTTGGCTCAATTATAGCACTCGTGTCCCCTATATTGAGTATTTCTTTCAAAAACGTATCAACTGTCATATATTAAAATCCTCCGTTTATCATCCAGTAACATGCGTAACGAATAGCATCTATAGCATGATTATTTTTATCAGGCGGTGTATCACTATACACACCATCCTTAGTTGTTTCATACTCATAAGATATTAACTCTCTATACGCATTAGGGCAACGTCTAGCGTCAACAACTATCTTTGCACATCGAAAGCTTAACCATGATAACCCTCTACGAATAGAATCACGCCCCTTGCCCACACCCATAGCGTTTTTTACTCCTAAAACTTGCAACTGAGTAATCATCCTAGGGTCTGCTGAATCACAAGCAATAAAGCCACCGCGGTTCATGCCATTGTCTATAATCCATTTAGCCAGTGAATCACCACTAACCTTACGCTTATAAAACTCTTTAAACACATACAGCGTGGTACTATTCTTATCATAATAACATTCTATCACTACGGTTGGGTCAGCCCATCCAAAGTCTACACCTTTTTGCGTAATAGGTAAAGAGGCTATAAACTCATCGGTTATCACCTCATTTTCAATATTATCAAACACCTCTTTGCCGTGCCCAACAACCTCACCAAGCAACTCAGCCCTATAAGCCTTCTCATTTTTAGCTTTTCTTTCCTCGGCAATGGCAAAAAATGTCTCGCCAAGCCACTCAGCAGGTACATCAAGATATGTGGTGTGAGTTATGATTTGCCCATCTCCTAAAAGAAATTCTGAATTAAGCCAATGCCTAACGCTTTGTGGCGGATTAAACGAATATAGGACAACCTGTCTAGATGAGTGCCCTATGCCACGTATAAACGTATAAATAACAGAATGTACCTCTTCTAATGATGTGAACTGCTCCAGCTCCTCAAACCAAATGATGCCGAAACGTCCGCTAGGGGATTTGATTGACTTAAACTTTACTGGATCATCACAGCCCTTTAACAGAATTACCTGCCCCGTAGGCAAATAAGTGAAACATCTTGTTGTCTTATTAATCTTAAAATAATCAGCCAATCCATAGAGGTTTATAGCCCACTCTATGTTACGTGAGATAGAATCTCTTATTCCGTGGGCAATCTTAACCACCACAACAGCGTCATCGCACGGATGGGTAATCAGGTGAGCAACCACACGGATAGCACAAAAAGATGACTTACCTGAACCGCGCCCACCTTTCAATACAAAATGTGTTTTCTCCCCCCCTATGATTAGCGGTAGCAAGTGATGGTAACACGGGGCAACCAAGTCCCGTTCACTAACACCATTAATGACTGCCCCATCTAGAGAATCATCAACGGCTATAGCTAATTCACTGCTTGAAAAACCGCCAAACACATCAGGAAAGAAATCAAACACTTTATTTTTTGCTCACAAGTTCTTTAAGTTTGGCTAACAAACCCATCTTCATGACATTCTCACCAAGTGCAAGACGCATGATTGGGGTTAGCGTGAAAAACCATGCTAAACCAGCCAAAAAGAATGTTTGACTCTCTAAATAGTTTCCTTCCCGTAATAAAGATAACCCTAATAACACAAATACCACAGGCATTACTATCATTACTGTCATTACAATCAACAAAAGTATCACTAAAACAGTTATACCAACTATAGATAAGGTTTTAAAAAATATTTCACTCATCGTTTTTCTCCTTGTCTACCATTTTTTGCTCCTTGAATCGCATAAAAAGCACAAAGGCTAATGCAAAAGCACTACTCCTCGTGCTGAAACCTTATCTATACCTTCAACCTTGACATCAGCGTCATATTCAAATAATTCAGGTGATTGCTCCCTTAGTTTGCTCACATTTCTTGGGTCTTTGACAGCTAACATTGCCCACAGGCTACGCTGTTTATTCATCATCAGTCTCCTCGTCAACACACCAGCAACACACTGGATAGTAGTTGTCATCGCCTATCAATACGCCGTCCAAGTCATGTTTATCATCACTCTCACTCATTGGCGTATAACTGCGGGTATATATGGCTCTCTCACCACACTTGCACCTAGCATGCAATAACTCAATCTCATCACAGTGAGACTGAATCATGTCAATATTGTCCCATGGCTTGCTGTGGGTGTCGCCACTTAACCCAGCAAACGTAATATTGTGAAATTTTGCACTAACTAACAACGCATTTAATGACTCTTTGTTTAAAAATTGAGCTTCATCAACAAAAATTCTTTTACTACTACCATGTCCACGTGTTTGTAAAAGACCTTCTATTGTCATCAGGCTGTCATCTAATAGATGAAATCTATCATGCTCATCATAAAACGAACTGTCATGATTGCGGGCAATGTAACCCCGTGTGTCGGCTTTAGGTCTAACAAAGTAAACATCATACCCAAGTTTCAAAAGCTTTTTACACTCTCTAAGTAATTCAGCTGACTTTCCAGCAAACATAGGACCAATTATTAATCTAATCATCTGTAATCTACCTTAAATATTTTGGTATAACAATCACGTGATAAACACAAAAAACAACGAAAACTAACACAAACCCACCAAACAACCCTAAAACGATGACAAGCCATATTGAGTGTCCAAGTGCGGTACAACTGCCGAAAAATAACCCCATCATGCAGAATATTGCCATAGGTATAATCACTACACACAAAGCAAACCTCACATCGCGAGCCTTTCTAATCACTTCACTTGTCGGTTCGCCTCTATCTATCATCGCCACTCAATTAATCCCCATAACCATCTTATAAAGACAATAACCGCAAAAAAAACAAAAAGAGCAACAAAAAAGTCAAAATAACTAACCATATCAACCTCGGCAGTCTCGCTCAAAGAAACGTCATCACTGGTTCTAGTTAACCAGTAAGCAGCAATAGTCCCTATCATTTATTACCCACGAGGCTTTTTATTTCTATGTTAATAAGAGATATTTCAATGCGTGTTAGCTCATCAACACGCTTAGACAACTCAAATATTGATTCACAAGCAATAAACAAACTGACTGCTGTTAGCACGGCTGAGAACAAGTCGGATAAAGCGAACGCTGAAACCAAGGTAATAATGAAAAAAGCCAACGAAAAAAGAAAAGAGAACACCATCTTTTTCCGATATTTCCTTAACCCATCCCGCCGTATGGTCAATTTGTGTATCTTTTTATCAATATTATCACAGCGTTCGTTTTCCATTTCAAGCTCTATAAGGCGTTTTCTTAGCCTTTGTCGATAGTTTTCATACCCATCTTTCGACCATACATACAAGCTATTGTCATCCTTGACAGCGTGTAAACAAACACTAACCTAAAGGTTCTCGTTATCCTCTTCAATAGCCTCAAGACAGGATTTTATTCTATCCTCTTCTTCCATCCGTGCACACACCTCTGTAGTATCACAAAACATCTTACCGCCCTCCTTTTGAATTCATATGCTTTCTAGCGTCCAAGCCAGTTATCTCTGCTATCCTAATCAACTCATTAACTGTCAACTCACCGTTCTCCATCATGGTGCGTAACTTGTCCATAGCCATCCTATTTGTTATCATCATATCAGCAAAAACGGTTACAGCCCCCTTCTCTAGCTCCTTAGGGTCATCCGTAACCGCTGTCAAAAACGCTAGAGCTTCTTGCTTCTCTTTAAGCCTATCCTTATTAAGCTTATACTCGAACCTCTTATAGTGGTTTTTTATGGTAGACCCCATCAAGCCCGTGTATTCCTTGGCTTCCTTAGAGAATGCACCATATCCTAGGTCAAACGCCTTACGACATATCTCCTCAATCTCTTGTGTTTGTTTGTTTGTTGGTCTCCCTTGCTTTAGTTTTTTAGTTTCACCCATATCATGCATTATACACTGTTTATTATCACTTGTAAATGCTCATAATTGTTTATGAATCTATACCCTTATTAGCAAGCACGTTCTTGCACCAGTTCATCAACGCCTTGTCATCATCTGTGAGTTTAGCCATAAACTTATGCACAGCCTCATCAGCCATTAACCTTGATTGCCCCTTATAAAGGGCGTCAATATACGCTTGCTGTACCTTTAGTTCATAATCCCTATCACCACGAGTACAGGCAATGATTTTCTCATAAAGCAATGCCGAAATATCGTACGCCTTTGCCTTATAGTAGGTATCAGCTATCATCACCATCAAGTCATGCTTCCTGTCATCGTCTTGCTCAAAATAATGAGCTATCCATCCGCTACTGATAGCCACATCATAATTCTCATGTTCTAGGGCAACTTCCATCGTTCTTTTAAAATCTCTCATAACCGTTCTCCTAAATTAAATCTTTCTGCACGTCAATACACGCACGTTTTATACACACCCCATATTGCTTGGGGTCAAGCTCAATTGCAATCACATCCCTATTAAGCTTAACACACGCCCGCTGTAGGGTCAAGCACCACATCACCCTCATTGCTGTAAGTTTTAATTAAATCCTCTATGAGGGCTAACGGCTTGCTGGTAGGATTTCATTTATTCAAACCTCCGTGTTTCTCCTCTTTACGGTGCTTTAGTATCGTGGTTGGATGCCTATACCCGCTATTAACATAGGTATAGGGAACACCTATTTTTTTTATCTTATAACAATCAGAAATAGCATGGTTAGGTTTGTAATCCACTACATACGGCTTGCTTTGTGTTTTTTGCGGGTTATACACACCACTATTACTGCTGAAAAGCAAAATATCCTCATGTTGTGTCAAACGCTTATTATTGCAATTTAAAAACCCCATGCCTTTGTTTTTAACCCATACCAAGTCTTGCCTATGCCATCGTGGATTTGAATTATATATCTCATACTTAAACTTTCCTTGACAAAACATCAACACTTGCCCACACTTTGTAACACTACCATCGGCATGCTTAACTCTATTTACAAGCACCCGCTTGATTTCTAACCACAGTGCAGCAAGGTCTATCTTTTTGTCCCATTTCAAATCAGTTATGCCATATGGCAGGTCGCATATCACCAAGTTAACGCTGTTATCGTCGATAGTGTGTAAATAGTCCATACAATCGCCGTTTATTATCCTAATCATCCGTGTCCCATATATCAGACATATCTATTATAAACTCTTTGCACTTACTCATCATGTCCACTATACTCCCAAGTCTATAGCGTCTAACAAACCCACGCTTAATTTTATAATTGACATCATGCCGCGCCATCTCATACAATACTTCATGGTTTAGTTGCTCCATAAGATAACACATCTTATCTATTGCATGCATTCTTTCTTCTTCACTAATACTGTCAACACCAGAATATTTTTTAAGTAAAAATTCTATCTTGACATAAACATCACAAAAATCACGAGACACCATTTTACTACTCCTTACCACTGCCCTTAGCAACTGAATAATCACAATACGCACGCCCCATCAACTCACCAGCCATATCAAGCGTTTTTTGTGCTATATCACCAGCAATTATGCCATCTTCTATCATTTTAATCACATTTTTATAATTAACAACCTCACGCTTCCACTCACTCTTTAACCATTCCAATGTATCCATTTTTTCTGTCCCCTTTCCATAATAATACTATCACAAGAGATAATTGTCAACACCTAATGTGATAGTTTTTGTGTTATTTTGTTAAAAAAACCAGCTATTCATCTAAAAAGGTATATCATCATCAAAATCAGTCGCGGTGCTCACGGTGCTTGTTTTATTTATATCTAATTTACTCATCACCTCACTGGTAACCCTGCTGTGCAACATTTCAAAAGACGTAACGTTTACAACAAAACTGTCTATCGCCGTGCCGTCTTTCTGCGTGTACTTATTAGGGGCAATCCTTCCACTAATAACCACGCTAACACCTTTTTTTAGCTTCTTAGCGTTTAATTCATGGTTTCCTGTCCACATAACACAGTTAACTACAAACGGCGTGTCATCTACCCACTGATTGTTAACCTTCTTTTTTCTATTATGCATTATGGTGAACTTTAAAAATCCACCACTACTGGTTGTTTTTAACTCAGAATCATAGGCAACATTGCCTGAAATATGTAAATCGTTCATTTATTTAAGCTCTCCTCTTACCACACCAACCATACCATATACTGTATCGACATTGCCTCTTACTATACCGACACTGCCTCTTACCCTGTCGACATTGCCATGCACATAACCGACATCGGCATACACATCACCAACATAACCCCCATCGATATCTATATCAATTACCGTGCCCTTGTCAAAAATTATCTTGACAACTTTAAGTCCTTCAACTCCGGCTTTTGAATAAACCTCGAACTTAATTCCATCTATCTCTACCATGTTAACACTCCTTGCCTAAATCTTTGTATATATTATATTCTTTTCTGTGGCTCTCGCCAGTCATAGAAACCATAATACATCTGTTTCTTATTCTATCCATTATCGCAAAACCAAACATGTCATTCATAACTTTATTTGTTTGATTTGTTATATATATGGTAGAAAGCTTCTTGTTATTACGGTGTTCAACCAGCCGATAAAGATAGCTTTTTTCATCATCATCAGGTTTATCACCATACATCCTTAATGCCGTGTGCAACTCATCAACAATCAACAAATCCTGCCACATGTAAGCCCTTACGTCTTTAATCATGTCATGAGCCTTAACACATTCCACTGAATAACCCACGCTAGAAGCTTTTATTGCTAAAGCTACAGCTAATGTGGTCTTTCCTGTGCCTACACTACCAGCAAGCATAAGATTTACACCCCCATCTATCATCTCACATATTCTTTCCCCATATATTTTAACCGGTTCTTTTGCTTCTTTCTTAGCCTTGTTTATCACATCAATATCGATACCAGTAACATCGATTAAATGAGCTGTATCACGCTTTATCTTTCTATCAACCTCCAGCTTCTCTTCATTCATGGCATTCTTGTCGCCGCATGGCACGCAATATGCTGTTTTTTTCCATATCATGTGAGGTGTTTTAGTACCACACACAGCACACATCTCCTCTGTTTTTTGAGGCAAAAATAACCCATCATCAATATCTACAGCCATAATCATCACCAACAGCTTCCATTGTACCTATCCGCTCTTTAAGCCCCATACCCTCATTAAAATATTTTTCAAGATATTTACCGCTTACAAACCTTGCCCCATGAAATTTATCACCCAAAAGTTTTAATATACAACACTCAATATCCTCAAAAGAACGCTTCTTTCCTGTGTTTATTTTGTCAACAACTTTAGCAAATGCTGTCAAAAAAGCATTTGTTCTAGTCAGTTCAAACCCTGAATCAAATTGTCTTTTATGGTGCAAGAATAAGTTAGCCATCTTCATGGCTTCATCACTTGGCTTTTCTTGAACAGCCACCTCACTTGGCTTTTCTGTGCTTATTTGTTTTTTATCATCAACTGTCAACGGCGTGCCAATCTTAGCTTTAACAAGACCTTCTTTTATCAAATAACTTCTCCATTTGTAAACAGTAGCTATACCAACATCAAACTCCTCCATAACATCGCTGGTTGTAACAAAACCATCATTCTCCACTAAATAAACAAAAAACGCATGCACCGCCCTACCACTTGTTGATTTTCTTAGTTTTTTATCTATATCAGCAACCAAAAAATCATATTTTGCTAAACCCTCATAATTTTTACCCATTTTTACCCGCCTCTATTTCTTGTGTTTTTTTCTTAGCCTGCTTAAATCTACCTATCAGCGATGGATATAATGACAAAAACTCATCATTACCTCTGCTATGAACAATTGCATGTTCATCATGCGTCAACATCACCCAGTTCCAACTTTTATGTGTTGCTATACCTGACGACCCCCTGCTCATAATGTGATGAAGGTGTAACACCCCAGTTTTTCCACTTGCATGCGACTGTTTGTGTAACGCCCTAAAGTCATGCTCACTAATAGTAGTTATCCCATCATCTTCATAATCCAGCGGGTCAGACCTCATGCTTCCCGCATATTCTCTCACAGCACACCACATAGAAGACAAACCCCTATCAACATATTCAGGTCTACCAGTAATATGAGCTGCATGCTCAAATATTCTGTGTATAAATATAGACGCTTGGCTAGAATTCATCTCACTAAGCCCTATAACCACATCACGTTGCACATCAACACCGTTAAACTTAACAACCGTTTGCCTTGTAAACCCATACGCATTTTTAAGCTCATCATATAAATCATTGTGTTCATGCTTGGTTGGACACTCACGCCCCACCTCCTCCTTTGGGTTCTCACATTGCCATATAAGCCTAACCAAGGCATGCACAGTATCACGTTGCCGTGCAGTCTTACTATTAACACCCAAATACACATCGATTAAAATATTGCGCTTTAATGAGCCATCTTTGCCCATCGCCTTTTCTTTCATGGCAATCAACTGTTTAGCCTCTTGTGGGGTTAAATCAATTGTTAGGTTGTCTTGTATATCTATTTTTGGATTAATAAGTTTCAAAACGAACTATCCCTTTCCCTACACTCGTATGCCTCCTCACGCAATGCTTCCAGCATTTCAGTTGCGCGCTCTTCTATCAAACGATTAATTATCGCACTTCTACCAATCACTAAATCAATGTCATAATGTAAAATGGTCTCATCAATCCATTCTTTCTCTGTTATTTGTTCAAATATTGCTTGCTCATTATCTAAAAAAAGCTCAACATTCCTGCCACATTCAAAACGAACGCTCTCATAACCATCGCTACAGCTAACCTCCTCAATGCTAGCACCATGTGAGCCAAAACTCTCTTTAACATTACTTATGCATATAAACTTCTCCCATTCAACAACCTTTCCTTCCTCTCTCCTTGCAAACCACCGCTGTTTAAGAAAACAACGCCCATCGGTAAAAACCAAATCATCAAACTTTAAATCTAACATTTTTTCTGTCCTCCACTTGACACAAAATACAAACAAGTTTACTATGCTTATGAGAACTCCTTTTAGATATAATTCTCACGCCTGACTACCATAAATAAAAGTATCCACACTCCCTTGATGATATTTTATGGTAGTCTTTTTTTATCCTACAATCACTTAGAAAGCTTATACTCCAGCTCATCAAGCAACCAAAAATAATCGCAGAGCATTTCGTAGGTTTTGCTTTTTCCCTCTAGTTCGAATATCACATCCCTAGCATGACACAAGTCTTTCTGTGCCACGCAAACCACTTTTTTTAACTCATCACGTGTCATTTAATTCACTCCCATTTCTTCTTTATTTAATTTCTAAACATTTGTTCAAGGATATCATCCCTGGGATGTTTTTCAAAATAAGAATTAAAATGCTTATACTCTCTCATCATACAGCTAATAATGTCTTCACATTCGCCGGCCGTTTTTACCCATCTGTCTTGAATCTTTTTACATTTATCAATTTTAGACCCATCTCGCCCACTATACACATCATAAATATTAGAATAAATACTTTTAATATCTCTACCAAGTACACATGCTCTTTTATGAAGTGCACTGTAATAATAAAACCTGTCCACAAACAGCCCATCTTTAAAAGAAAAATCTTCAACATTTTTATCATTTAACCATACACAATACATATGCATGATTCTATTATAGTTTTTCTTGTGCCCATTAATCATATCAAGAACTTCTAAAAGATGAGTCTTTTTTATATCTCTGTAAACCACAACACTTTCATCCACTTTTCTGTCCACCTACCATAATAGTACTATCACAAAAGATAATTGTCAATACCCTTGTGATAGTTTTGCGCTATTTTCTGTTTTTTATTTCTTTCATCACCTCAATCATCATGGGTGCGTTATTATCCCTTAAAAGACCCATAATGTAGTCATAATCCAGCTGGTCGCCACCGTGATAAGAGTTCTCCATTATGAACAGCCACGCTGATAAAAGCTCCTCACCTCTAAGCATATCTAGCTTCTTAAGAATGAGCTTTATAGCATTGCTTTTAACCCCATTCTTACTATCCGTATCATCACCATCGATATATGGCATAGCACACATTCTTGCGTAAAACTCATCGTATTTTGGGTGCTTGTGTTGCGGCTGTTCACCTTGCTTGTTCACACCATCGGTATCATCGTCGCCAACCAAGCCAAGCCCTGACAGCAAAGAATAACGTCTAGCATAGGTTATCCACACCCCTATCTCTTGTGATACAGACCCCTTGGCATTAGCTTTATTCGCCTGCTCTATAAGCAAAGACACATCAACATCCATTTCACCTATAACCATAGAATCACCGTTATTATCAAAAACAATTGTTCTAATACCTATTTTTCCATCACAAGAATATATAGGCTGATAAAAAGCCAAACCATGTTCTTTAAGAACTTTTTTAATATCGTTTACTAAACTAAACAAATCAGTATATTTATATTTTCTTGAACCGACTTGCCCCGTACTATCCATAGACGGATTTTTAAGTGCATATAAAACTATATAGAATTTATTTAATAATTCAATATTTCTATTGTCATCATTTTTCATTTTATTCGTCCCTATAACTATCTGTTATTATATTATTTAACTCATATGCAAACACTGTTTTTTGAAACACATCAGATCTTTTGCTGTTAAACAATGTAACAAGTTTGCTTAACACCCTGCGTCTTTTCTTTTTTTCTTGCACTGTCATCTCCTTGTTCATTGCCTTGGTCAAGTTTTTATAGGTATCGCTACAGTTTGTATCACCCATTATAATGTTTTCTCTACAGCGTCCTATCCAATAATTTGATGTAAATGTTGTATTTTTATTCACTTTTTGTCTCCTCATCATGCTCTTTGATAGTTGTTTCAACCGCTATCCAGTTCTCCTCAAACTCCACCCATTTATCGAATTTACTACGATAATCAGCTATATCACCATAATCACCCCTTCTTAATATATTTGACGCCTCTGTGGCTAAGTCTTTGCACCTAGCACACTCTATTACCAGCTCATCTCTTGTCATCTTTTTTAGCTCTTCTTTTGTCATTTTGTTTTTATCCTCTGTAATAAAAATAATACCACTAATAATAAAAGTAAAGCATTTGGTGAAAAAATAACTATTATTTGTGCAAACTAATCTATTCTGTTATATTTTACCCTTATTGTGTCTATTGTAACACCATAAGCATATAAATGGTGATTTAACCCACAATAAACTGCCATTAAAATTAATAATCCTATTTGATATCATAAGTTCATTATGAGTCAACTCACCACAGTCGCTGCACTCGGTAAATTCATCCAAACAACAATCGCATACCAGCAATTTTAGTGAACCTACAGATACTTGTGAAAACCCATCTTGCAAAACATTACTTGTCTTCATTGCCCCAAAATAGTCCATCTCATCACCGCAAATTGAACAACGAAAAGTAATGTTTTTTACCACATCCCTAAATAGAATACCCATAATTTAAATCTCCCTTACTTTTGTATTTTTGCCAAAAACATGCTAAATCTTGCTATGCATAAAACCATTTTAAACACCAAAAACCATAGAAATTGCAGTTGTTTTTATCTTTTTTCATATCTCCTATGCTGTAAACATACAATCACAAATAATAAAAGTCAAGCAGTTTATGCACGTTTTTTTATACTAAACTTAAGCAAACAAAAACACAATAAATCACCTCTTACATATAACTAATCATAAGAAAAGAATAAAAAGAAATAAAAAGAAAAAAAAAGAACCAAAAAAAAAGAAAAACAAAGAAAAACAAGAAAACCCTCTTGACGCTGTTTCGAAAACTGTTTATTCTTCACCCAAGGAGTTTGGATATGACTAACACAAAAAAAAATCACACAGCAGAAAAAACCACCCCAGTGAAAAAAACCTACAACCGCGCTATGGCTCTTGTTTGTGCCATGGTGATAGAAAAATTTGGCACTGACTGCGAATTGTGCTATTTTGACCATGATGGGTCAGTCATGAGTTACAAAACCAAAAGCATGAAAAGCTTTTACGCTGTCAAAAAAGCCGTTGAATCATCATGTAATCTTAACATCGATATAACACTTGACTCAATTCATCGAACACTCAAAAGATTTTCAGCTTTAAACCTACGCATGAGAGAGGAATTGTTTTACATCAGAAAAGAAGGGCAAAAAAACATCATTTTTTTAACACAAAAAGGGTTGGACGTGTCTCAACACCATTCCGACCAAGAAGTGGCGCTAAAGCTATGGAAATAGCCCTATCAGCGTATTTATCATCACTGGTTGTGATAGCCTTACTGATATGGGTAAAAAACCATGGGCAAACAACCTGATAATCTTTACACAAACTTTTAAAGTGATAGCACTGATTGTGTTCATCATAATGGCTATGATGATTAAGTTTTAAATAAGGAAGTAGGCTGTGAATAAATATACAAATTGTATCAAGGTTGCACTGTTCGTTATTTTCTCAGTTGTGGGTGCAATTACTTTGGGCACACACCTTGGCATGATGGTTGCAGAAAGTAATGACAGAAAACACATGAAAGAAAATATCGAAAAGATTGAACATACAATTAAAGAGATTGAAAAAATGACAGGGAAAAAAGCATGAGTGATGAGTTTGAGCAAGAAATAGAAGGACATATCGAGCAGTTTCTTAGTGAAAATGTAAGCAAAGAGCTTGTAGAGACATTAATGGCTAAAATGAGAAAAGGAGCTACAAAATACGGTGATAAAGCGTTTCAGGCATGCAGGGAGAACGCTGTAAATGCTGATATGATGAAACACGCTAATGAAGAGTTAATGGACTTTATTTTGTATATGGGGTTTTTAGACTGGCAGATAAAAAATAAGGCAGTAAATAGTACGTTTGTTCCACTTATCAAAGAGGCGTCAAAGGTCTGTAGTCATGTGATTAATTATGAGTATATATCTGATTACGATGCTCTATGCCCCATATGGGCAGATTACGAATCATTCGAAGAAAATGACCCAGCTTTAGATATTAGGTATAAATCAAAGCTAGTAGTTACAACAGCTTATTATGTAGAATATGTCGAATACAACTATGGAGTTTTTCAATATAAGAGGAGATCTGTGAAAGGTTACACCTTGGGGATAGAGAAAGAGGATTATTTCGAATGCATTAAATGTGGTAGATATGAGGGTATATATACGCCTTACATAATAGAGGAAGACCTAGTTACTGGAGAAAAAAACGAATGTTATGAATGTAGGTCATGGGGAATATTATTATAGCTGAGTTTTAGATATATATGCGTCAACATCGTAAAGATAGCGCAACAGCGACGTGGCATCTTCTAACGTAATACTTGCCCTACCATCAATTTCTTGCCATTCTATAGGCGGTTTGATAGGTGGGGCATGTTTTTCACAGCTTTCACTTATCTTTAGTGTTGAACAGCTTGTTAAGACCATCAACAACAGTAGACTGTTTAACTTCGCTTTTAAGCCTATTATTCTCATCATCTATAACCCTTGCCCCTTCTTTTTTAGCCAGAGCCAGCTCATCGGATTTGTCCCTTGTTTTCAGTTCCTTTTCTGCTGTCTTTAGTTTTTGCCCTCTAGCACCAAAAACATAAGCCATTACAGCTAGAGCAAGTGCAGCTCCAGCACCAAGCCAACCCTTTATTTTACTCAGTGTTATCATTATTCACAACCTTGTGAGCATTAGCGTTTTTAACCAAAATGCTAGCGTCAATACTAAAGAAATTACCCGCAGAAATAAAAGCACACCCAGCCAGCACATTGCTCATAGGGATATCATCCCAGCCAAAAAACACTATCAAAACCATACAAAGAATGACAAAATTACCAGCAAATATCTTGTAAGCATTTGACCACCACCTTGCACTAAACAGATCACCCATTTATCCAGCCCCCAGCATAATACGATTGTTGTATATTATTGTTAACTATATTGATAGAATATACGCCTTTCCTTGCTTCATAAGGGTCGTAGTATATGTTTTCACCTTTAATGCACAAAGAAGCCGTAAAATGAAGCCCTGTGAGTGTTTTGTGGCGGTGTAGGATATGGTCTATCCTTTCATCTGGAAACTGAATACCATAATGGCTACTCGAATCTTTACCACCTATCTGCCTGGCTGAAGCAACACCATAAAAAGAAGCTATAGTTTTAGCCACACCATTAGGATCTTTGATAGTGCAGTTGCTCAGCATTGTTCTATTCGCTATACATACGGAATAAAGGTTCAACACATCTTCATAAGTACATTGTGGATAAACAATGGCAATATGACACATAAAATTACAGCCATAGTTGTAAATTGTTCTATGAACTATATCACCATCCTTAAAAAAGTAATCTGTTTGCTTAATCAAGTTGATACCTCCTTTTTATCTTTTTCTATGTACACCCTTTCTTCATTTTTAGCAACAAAATAATGCTCTATAAATTCAATCCCTTTTCCAAGCGTGAATAATGCTGCAATGATGGTAGCTGTAGCCAACAATTTTTTAGACAAATCACCTGTACGCAATGCCCCACGATTAAGTTCGTAAAGCTCTGATATCTGCTCTCCTTGCTCTTCAATACGACCAAGCAAATAAATTATTTTCTGGTCATTATTAAGACTATTAAACAAGGCTAAATCACCTCTTTTTTTCACGCAACCCTCATGTTGTAGGAAACACATCACTAAGCATGGTAAGGTAAGTTCACACCATACACAGCAAGTATAACAATTTATCAAAACTTTGTCATTACGAAAAGCTTTGATAATACAATATATTTGGTTGTTTTATAATTTTATTTTACAACAGAATGTGCCGATTGCAATCCTTTTCTTAGTAAATTTTGGGCATCACCATCACGCAACTTAACACACATGTCATTTATCCACTTTACCTGCAGTTCTAACGTATTTAAATACTCTCTTAATGCAGGATGATAATGTTTTGCATGCCCACTGCTAAAAGCCTCTTTAAGTTCATTAAAACCATCATGTGAATCGCCTTCTTCTACAACAATAAGCATGTTTGCAATGTCTTCTAAGCTGTTAATTGAGCTGATATCCCCGCCGTAAAACTGAATTCTTTCTTCTATCAGCTTGTGTCCATGGTTTCTTATCATGGTTATGTGTTCGCTATTCATTATCTGTTTCCTCTTGTTTAATCTCTTCGAATTCAGCCTCTCTGGCATTATTCTTATTGTCCCAGCTAAACTGTTGCGTCAAGTTTTCATACCCTCTTCTTGACAAATGTCTTCCACGCGGGGTTTGTGTTAAAAAAACAACTGCCCCACCAACTATAGCACCGCCTAAGAATACAAGTCCCGCATTATCACTCATGGTAGTAAATAGACCCGTTTTTAGGCGGGTCTTTTCATCCTATGCTGTTTTCTTGCTTGGGTTGTTATCACCATGACAGTGGTGTCCACATACGTGCTCAATCATATCATTAGTGCGTGTGAATTGTGCAGCCATCTCACTGCGTAAACTAGCAACTAATGACTGGGTTTCACTACGTAAACCGTTGAAATTAATTTGACTTACAAGCTCGATGTTTTTCTCACGTAAACATGCAATCTCGTTCTCCATTTTTGCAGTATTCTGTGCTACAAGAAGAGCATCTGTTCGGTTTGCTGTGTGGGCAACCTCAGCAAAAAGCTTCTCATGTTGCAAGTTAGCATATGATGCTGCTTGAACACCAATGATATCTTGTTTAGCACCCTTGCTTGACGAATGAATAAAAGCTAAAACCAAGATAATAAACAAGAACAAGATAATGAACCAAAGAGCAGATGAACCGCTACCTCCAGTATATCCCTTTGCGTACCCAACATTGCCACCGGCAACAACATCTGTGTCATTAATAACGCTATTCATAATAAAACCTCTTTTTTTTTATTGCATAGCACTACGTTAACAACGCCTACTATGCTAATTAATATCTTTCTCTACGTGTTTTACCACGTTTTTTCTCACTGTGTTTTGGGGTATCATCACCCTCACCCTTATCAATTACATTGCCTGCCATATTCACTAATTCATCGATATTGATACCATTTTTTTTAGCCATCATTTTTATAAGAGGATTATCCAGCTTACCCACCATGCTTTTTAGTTTATCCGATGATACATTGTTGCTCTTGGCGTAAGATGCCAACGCATTAACAGGGTTTCCCCCGTTTTTAGACAAAAGGCTATCATATATGGGTCTAGCTAATGCTGTGTATTCTTGCACCTTTTTATTTGGCACTAACTGTAATAAACCCTGAACCATATCAACACTCATGTTTTTAATATTTATCACTTTCTAGCTCCTCTATTTTTGCCTCTAGACCCGCTATATACTCATCATCACCGCTAAGCAACGGCACGGAAATATTGTGTTTTTTTAGCTCTTTTTTACACAACACTAATTGACGCTCTCGTCGCTTTAGCTTTATTGAAACACGCTTAAGCTTGTCCTCCATGGCTTCTAACTCATCAAGCACCGAATTGTGTTCTTCTTTGTCTATA